GTAGGTCCAGTAAAAAATACTGCATTTGTGGAACTTGTAACGACTGGTTTTACATCTGATTTCATTTTATCTCCTTATATTAAGGAGCTCTTTTGAGCTCCTTAAAAATTAATTATTTACGCTGCAAAAGCGAAAGTTCCTGTAACACCTGTGCTTGCTGGGTTCATTGACATTTTAAAATTTAATGTCCATATGCCATCTTGTGCACATGAAAAATAAATATAAGAACCAATACTAAATAAATTAGTTACCGCGTTTGCTGGTGTATACTCAAGACGAGTTTCACCTGCTGTTGAAGTATCAAAAGATACTGCATTAGTTGTTCTACTTTCAACTACTGATCCTGTTGCAAGTACATCTGTTCCAGCACAATCAAAAATTAATTTTGCTGTACCACCAGTTGTATCAACTGATTGAGCGTGAATTACAATTACTCCTGCTTCAGCTTTTGGTAATGTTACTGTTTGAGCGGCAGCACCAGTAAAATTATTCACAGTTATAACATTTTTTGCATATGTTAAAGTTGTGGCTGTTGCTACTGTTGTTGGTGTAAGACCTGTTAATCCAGGTACGATTGATCCAAGAAATCCAGCGCCGTTTTGCGAAAGGACTGGTCCTGAAAATGTTGTTTGTGCCATAGTTATGTTCTCCTAGTTATTCCAATCTAGTCTCTAGGCCGTCGACTATATGCGTCTAGATCAGAAGTTAATATATAGTTCTATAAATATAGCTTAATTTTTTAAAAAGAGCAAGGGATGGCTTAGTTTCTCTCACTTTTATTCCAATTATATAACTAGTTTAACTAGCTATAAATGCTGGATCTTCTTCTTCGCTTAAAACAAGATTATTCTCTTGTCTAGCGGCGTCAAGATCCTGTTGAAGAATTTGTCTTTTGACTTCCTTCAACTCCACTTCCAACCACTGCATATCAGTAGTTAGTTTTCCCTGTTCAAGATAAGACCTGTTCCACTGTGACTCCAAGTCTATTTTCTTGGCCAGAAGCGATTGGGACAATGATGTCACGTTCAACCTCCTCATAGGTTATATAGAAAAAATTACTAATCTGTTTATGACTAATCATTTTTTCTAATTGCTCTTTACTTGTTTTTCCCAGAAAGTCAAGTACTTTCTGATGTAAAGATTCTGTAGTGTTTATGGGTTCAGATTCCAATGTAAATTGGATTTTCATGCCGTTTGTAAATACTTTTATTAGGTAGGTCATCTTCTCACGGATGTCTTTATATTGATTTACAGGGCGAGTCAAGCTCGCCCCATAAAAAAAAGTTCTTATGCTCCTGATGAACCGAAAGCACCTCTAGGGTCAGAAAAGCCGAAGCTGTATCTTTCTCTAGCTTTGTATCTNACGTTACCAGTTTCNAANTCACCTTCCATCGATGTTCTGATAGGAGATCTTTCGAANTACTTTAAGCCATTTGGTACATCTGTAATGATAAAGAATGCATCAGAGTCAGTTAAGAAATGGTTCACAACATAACCTTGTGGAATCATTCCTTTGTTTNTGATTGCATTGATATCATTGTCAGCTGTTCCAACTCTACCAGCAGAAGACATTAATCTGTCTGCAGTAAATTGTTGTTCAGAAGGGATGATTAATTTCATTCCTTGAGCTGCAATTTTTAAACCTCTTTCATCTGTGAAAGCAGCGATGTCAATTAAAGACTGCTCTAAAGATGTTTCATTTAAATCAGCTTGTGTTGAAAGCGTGTTTCTAAATGTTCCAGAGATTGTAGCGTGAGTCGTAGAGAATAAAGGAGATCCGTCACCACCTAAAAAGGAAGTGCTGAATCCGTTATTCAATACGTTAGCCGCAGTTACCTGCTTTGTATTCGCCATAGATCTTGCTAAAGCTTTTGTATATCTAGACGCTAGTCTATCATACAAATTGTCCTCGATCGCTTCTTCAGTGATCGCGAATGCTAAAGCAATAGTATTATGCGTATACCTTGCAGTGAAAGTTTCTTGTGCCTGATCGTAGTTGACACCAGATCCTTCCGCTTTGATGGCAGCGTTTCCGAAACCTGATAACATAACTTCTTCTTCAAAAGCTCTGTCAGATGTTTCTTTTACGAAGATTTCTTCGTGTTCGCTGTCATAACGTTTATATTCAAGTCCAAACAGAGCGTTTAAACCTGGTTCTAGTTCCTTAACTAGTTGTGATCGTGATATAGCCATAGTTTATTCTCCTGTTATAGTAATTGTTGACCTGGAGACAATCTAACAATGTAATCTTCATTTGTTACAGTCTCTTCGTTACCTATGAATGGTGAAGTATTCACCACAGTTAATTGCCCATTAGCTGACGTGGCTGAAGTTCCAAGATCTATATAAGCGCCAGAAATACCATTGTTGGTATTACCTGCTGCATACACTTGATCAAAGCTAGTTCCAACCGCAGTAGTTCCTAAAGCAGTTCCTGTAGATTTAACGAGGTACAATTGGTTAGGGTCATTTAATACATACGCCTGAATTTCACCTTGAGTGATATTCGTTTGTACATAAAAATTTGACCATTTTGGTTTTTTTGTCGATGGGTCTGATTCTACCAGGCAACCATTGAATACGCCAAAAATACTAGTTAGAGCTGAAGTATCAACTACGATAACTCCACCAGTAACGTTTAGCTTAACAAGGTCTCCTTGGAAAATAGACGAGCTGTAGTTGTCCACGATCACATATTGATCTTGTCCGCCTGCAGCTGGGTTCCCACCAAGTTTGCCTAACGGTCTGAAACCGAAGGCCACTGTTGAGTTTGCCATATTTATTTTCTCCTTAAGTTTATTTTAAACTTTGTTGGATAGGAATTACTAAATAATTAGTTTTTCTTTGAGCCACCAAAAGTTACACGAGTTTGCCTATCTTTGCTGATGGGCATACTTGGGTGCTGTTCCTTAAAAGGATCGTTTGCAATAGCTTCTTCTCGGTCTTGAGTTCTTTTTGCAAAGTACTCTTCGCGAGATTTTGCGATCTCTTCGGGTATCCTAGCCAGCAATAGGCCGCCAACTCCAATGACTCCTGCGTATTTTCCGTCTTTGACTGCTGGGTAATTAGAGTCCGGATATTCATCCGATCTAACAAATTCCCAACCAGATCTCAATTTGCCTGAAATGTTCTTCGTATCATCGAAGCCAGCACTTTCGGCTCTTATCCATCTATGTCTAAATCCGTCTGGCGCAGGTGGTGCATCCAGAGATGATGGTGGAGTCCAAACTTTAGGTCTATCTGTTTTAGTCCTAGTTTCGCTCGCACGGGAAGTCTTAATTGTATTTTTTTCGTTTACCATATGCCTATACCTCCTTCGTGATTAATTGTTTCGCATATTCTTCAAGTGGCACACCTAATCTTTTAGCAATTGCTACTTGTGAAGGTGTGAGTTTCACTGTTTTTTTGCGTCCTGTTTGGCTTGGACGTTTTGCCGATGCTACAGTTTGAGCAGGTTTTGCTCTTTCTATAGAATTATCTTCTATCTTAGCAAATTTATGCGGAAACTCAAGTCTTATTCTCTTGTCTATTTCTGCATAATAATCATCGCCTTTAGGATCAAATCCTTCTTCATTTACAAGTCTCTTATGTAAGTCAAAAGCCGTGTAAGTCATAGCGGAATCGCTTCCAAACCATGAATTTTTTGATGCCCAATCTTCAGCTTTAGGATCAACATTAGGTGTTTCAGCTTGTTGAGGAGTTATATTAATATCTCTCCTAACATCTGATTTAACAGCATTTTGTTCTCTTGCTTTTAAAGCCCCTAATCTTGCAGCATCTATATTTAGACTTGCAAGTTGTTCCTGTGCCACAATTTGTGCATCCACATTACCTGATTCAATAGCATTTTTTAATGCTGTTCTTACAGCTTCTAAATTTGTTTTAACTCTTCTTTCAAATTCAGAAACATAAGTCTTATCAAGTTTTGAATACTTATTTTCAGCTTCTTGTTTAACTGCTTGAGCAAAACGGATAGCTTCTTCTCTTTGTCTTTCCGCTTCTCTTTTTTCAAAAGTTAGTTTTGAAATACGTTTCTTAACACTTTCACTATATTTTTCTAACTCATTTTCCTGTTCTTTTTTTATTTCTGTTTTTTGTTCAACAGATTTATCTTCTCCTTTAGATTCAACAACAGGTTTTTCTTCCTCTTGTTGTACTTCTATTTTCTCTTCTGCAACGGTTTTCGTCTGCTCGTTGTTTTCGTCAATATTGATTTCAGCGCCTTCTTCCTCGCCGACATCTATCATTGGATCTTTTTTCTTATCTTCTATTGGCATAGTGCCTCCTATGTTT